GGAGAAACGAAAGGCGGACACGTTCACCTTCAACATGAACGGTTCATTGTGACGTCAAACTTCACGATCGAACAGCTGTTCGGTGACAGCGAGGAACACTGCTCAGCGATCAAACGTCGCTTCGAAGTACTACGCTTCGGAACCCATATCTTTAATCCCGCCATCGCAGCTATGGATCCGGGATTACTACATGTGGCTGAGGAGCCTATGACTGACGAGGAATTCATGCACGGATTGGAGGACCTATGGGAAGAAGACATTGAAGCTACGTTAAATGGTATGGGGGCGTTCTAATTAGAGTTCTACGTTACGATAATTAGTTTTGATGTCGCCCATGACACGATGTGTCGTAGTGGATGCTGACAAAGCATTGCGGAAATCGTCATCAAACCAATACATAAAGAAGACGTTATTTGTGTCAGCCACATTGTCTGCACCGTCATCAAACTGTATGTATTTTCTATACTTAACGCGTTGTCTGATACGACATTGAGCGTTAAGATTAGACTGGACAGATGTCGCACCTGCTTCAAGCAGAGGTGCCATCATTATGGTTTTAGCGAAGATGGGCTTATATAAGCTATTAACAGGATATGTGCGATTTTGCCATCCTTCACGATTAGTATTCATATCTATGAAGTTGTCAGTGTGACTTGTCCCACCAAGAAGCTCAGTAGCATTAGGAAGGGAATACTTACCTGTCTGAACGACAATTAAGAACCGAACCCATGTCGGTCGGACACAGCCATCTAGGGGCATGAAGTGTAAGTCAATATCAAAAGATTTAAGCATAATATTATTTAAGTTCCTGGAAGCCAAAGGAATGTCAGTAAGACAGCTTGTTTCTAACGAGGCTCCGGGTTTCGAAGCTAACGTCAGATTGTAACGGAAAAACCTGCCGGGATTGATTCGCACGTTGGGTATAGACCTCTTGTTCTTGTTCCAACGGCCGAATTTAGACGTTCCACGCTTACGCGAATAAGATCGCTTCCGGCGTGGCATGCGCGCACGCGCGCGCATTGACGAGCGGGCACGCTTCGCTTTTCTGCCGGTCTGTGTCTTGCGTCTCTTATACATGTTGTATGTGTCTTCCGCTAACGCACCAGGCCAGAAAGTTCCGTACTTAAGTGCTTTGACTGCGTACGGGTAAATAGACATTTTATGTCTACGTACGAAGGAATCAATTGATTTTTTTCTATTCTACGTACAAAGGAATTGATTGATCCTGGGGGGGGTAATACTATACCCCCCCAGGTGTCACGGTAGATGTCAACGATGGTTCACTACCGACACCGCAACTAGGCTAGGTTGGGACCGCACGCTCCCTAAGGTTGATTGCTGCCGCACGCTCCCTAATGGGTTGATTGCAACCGACCATGTGTGGGGTTGATTCGTGAAAATCTCCCTAATGGGTTGATTGCTCGATACGCTCCCTAACGGTTGATTGCTCGATACGCTCCCTAACGGTTGATTGCAACCGACCATGTGTGGGGTTGATTATTGAAAATCTCCCTAATGGGTTGATTGCAGCCGCACGTGAGATTAATTTCGCACCGGGTGCGCCAAAGAGACGGCGCACCCTAGCGAAATTAATCTTTCGCTGTATGTGCGCGGGTTCTTTGTTGAAACAGAAAGTCTCATCGCGTGTGCTACCGCACGACACTCTTCAGTTGGTCTCATAATTTTCCAAAATGGTTTACAAATCCAAAAGATGGTGTTTCACTGTTAATAACTACACTGATGCAGAGATCACTGCTTTCCATGATGCACCTCATCGCATCTATGTCATCATCGGCAAGGAGGTTGGCGCCAATTTGACGCCTCATCTACAGGGCTATATTACCTTCAGTGTCCAGAAGACTCTAGGAGCAGTGAAAGCGATAAATGGGCGAGCCCATTGGGAAATCGCTAAAGGAAGCACGAATGATAACATCAAGTATTGTTCAAAGGAGGGTCAGTTCCATGAGATCGGAGAGCGTCCTAGGGTCACGGGCAAGTTCGTCGACGCCGTGGCGATGGTCGTGGCGGGAGACCCTATCAAACAGGTAGCGGAAGACTATCCTGAGGCATACGCTCGGGGAGGGCGTGGATTACGTGAGCTCCAGTATATGTTGTCATCCCCGTATCAGCATGCGGGAGTGAGAGGTTTCTGGTACTGTGGACCTCCGGGTACGGGAAAGTCCCATAAGGCTCGCACGGAGAATCCTGATGCATACATTAAAGCTCAAAACAAATGGTGGGATGGATACAACGGCGAGAAAGTAGTCATTCTCGAAGACATGGATGATTCATGTTTGAAGCATTATCTCAAGATTTGGGCTGACAAGTGGGCATGCAGTGGAGAAACGAAAGGCGGACACGTTCACCTTCAACATGAACGGTTCATTGTGACGTCAAACTTCACGATCGAACAGCTGTTCGGTGACAGCGAGGAACACTGCTCAGCGATCAAACGTCGCT